GGGTTAAGCGGCGGAAGGGTGAGAACGCAGATGGGCACGAACAGAAGCAAAGAGGACGCTCTACTGGAAAAGCTCCAGCGCAGGCTGGAGCAAAAGCGAAGCGAAAGGCCAAGGCTTAAGGTTGTCGGAAAGAAAACGACTTGGCTGCCGAAGCCATCGTCAATTGACCCGGCGACCCGGGATTTCATGTATTCCCGCATTCGGGACTTGGCCCGAATGTACTGGTTGGCTTGGTTGGTTAGGCAGGAAACGGCGGGGATTGCTGTCGAATGCCTTGAAGATGACGCCCTGCGAGATCTCTTGAAGAAGATGGAGACAGCCAGGGATTGTAGAGTTGAGGGAATCGGCTTCGATGAAGCTGGACTGGTTAGGGATAATCAGAACTGGGGGTAGTGATGAAGACTGTCTTTCTTGTGGGCCTGCTCGCCTTCTGCGGGAATGCTTCCGCACAAAGCTATGGGGACTGGAGCGTAGGGGCAAGTGACGATGGGACCATCGTTACTGCTGAGACCATCAACGAAAGTGGAGCGTCGTTTGGACTTGTTTGCCTTACTAGCGATGGCGACTGCATGTGGAGTCTGGACACGCAGCCGGATTGCGAGCATGGGGCAACCTACCCAATTATGGCGAACACCGATTCTGGGGCCTACTCACTTACCATGCGTTGCGCAAAGTCTGGCAGCGTCAAGCTTCTGGTGTTCACAGACTTCGCTCCTCTTGAAGAGATCGTCACCAATAGTCAGGGGCGTGTTGGCTTTGCAATACCCATGAAAGATGGGCAATTCCGTGTTGTGAGATTCAGCATGAGCGGCGCGCACAAGGCCGCCAAGCAGGCTAGCGATATCACCGCAAGCCTGCACAAGTCTTCAACCAAGGATCTTAACCTCTAGACTGCATATGACTCCCTGTTGCAGTGGTTGATTCGGAGAATGTCAACTATGAATCTGAAGCTCTTGATATCAGCATTGCTGGCGATTCCATCGATTGCGTTTGCCGGAAACGCACCATTTTGTGTCGTCTCAGGCGGCGGGAATAGTTGCCACTATTGGGATGCAAACACCTGTCGGAAAGCCGCTGCGAGCCTCAATGGCATGTGCGTTGCGAATCAACAGATCCAGCAGTCTAGGCAGCCGACTCAAGGGCCTAGCTTCGGAGAGTCGTTCCGGCGTGGCTATGAGGACGCTGCCCGCCAACGCCGCGAGGCGGACGAGCATCAGGCCAGGATGCGACTGTATGACGCGCAGACCCGGGCCGCCAGCCAGACATCCGAACCCATCCCGGCCGAAATCCGATCTTCGGGACTGATTGTTTATCGCTGCCTGGGATCCGGTGGCGATACGTTCTATACCGGCACTCCAGCGGTTGGTTGCGTTGTGGTCGCCCTGCCCTAGCCAGCTGCTCCTAGTCGCCAACTTATAGCCTCGCGCTATCGAATGCCCAATCTCAATTGGTCAATTGTTGTTTACTTCATTAGTAAATTATAGTTTACTACCCCCATCAACCCTCGGGAGATGGGGAAATGAGAAACATCCGATTCATCCAGGACGCGGGCCGCCACGTCCTTGTTACTGGCGGTTGCTGGGTCGAGTCGTATAGCGACGAAGAGCTGCTGGTTCTGGGCCAGCTTGCATATGCCTGCGCGACTAAGGCCGCCCTGGCTCAGGCCGAACCGGTCCCGGTCGATGGGCTAGACGTCACCCACTACGAAGCGGTAGTTGGCACCTTTCCCAGTATCGCCCCGCCCCTCTCCCCCGAGCAGCAGTCCGAGGCCGAGATGGCCGGAGAAAGGGCATGAGCGCGCACGACGATGTGCTGGCGCGCGATGTACACGCTGACCCGCGCGCGGGGGACGAGGTCATCGTCACCGGCAATGGATTCAACCGCATCACGGTGCTGGCGGTCGATTCCGACTCAGTGACGTGGACGCGAGACAGCAACAACGATAGCCGCCGGACCTTCACCTCGAGCCGGCAGCAGTGGAAGGAGGGCCGCAACCGCCATCGCGTCGATGCCGCGACCTTCACGCTGGTGGAGCCCCGCCATGTCTGACACCAAGACCGTCGATGTGCTGGCGGTGACGCCCGAGCAGCAGGCCCAGATTGAAGCCGCTTTCCGGCTCTGCTCTGGCGGTGCGCGAAAGATCACTGGCGCGTGGGTGAAGCGCTTCGATGCCTGCGTGGAATCCATATTGGGATTCCAACCGCCGGCCACTTACATGCTCGACACGAGCGCGGGGGCTTCGGCATGAACGCCCTACTCCGGCTCGTCGCTTTGCTCCAACTCCAGAAGCCCATTGCGCTCGCCAAGGCTGCGCAGTCTGTTTCGCCGCCCGCACTCAGGGCACACGAAGTGCAGCCCGAAGTCATCCAGGTCGGGTTCGGCCCGTTCCGGTGTCAGTTCAGCGTGGCAGCGGATGCAAATCCACATGGGGCGAGCATATACCCTCGCGCCGCCCTCCGCGCCTGTGGGGGTGCATGACATGGTCAAGACATTCGACCCGGGCAACGCCCTCGTGAATTACACGCCCGTCACCGAGAGTGGCTGCTGGCTGTGGAACGGCGGCTGGAACGTTCGTGGATATGGCAAATGCTCCCGCCACGGGAAAGTTTGGGCATATGCACACCGTCTGTTCTACACGCACTTCGTCGGACCAATCCCCGATGGCGCATGTGTAATGCACAAGTGCGACACACCGCCATGCTGCAATCCGGACCACTTGATTCTCGGCACCCGCCACGAGAACACGCTGGATATGTGGATAAAGGGTCGCGCTCGCCCAGGAGGCAGACCGGCAACTCTTTCAAGGCGTCCGCGTAGACCGAGAAAGTCGGCAGCAAACACCATGTTCTCGCAAGCCGCCATCTCCCGCGCAACCGGGGAGGGGGAGTGATGGGCCTCTATTGCTCGAACGAGGCTCCGCCCCGTGACGTGCGCTGGGCACTTCGCCGCTCCAAGGGGCGCCCCATGTCCGGAACCCACACCTTCCAGCGAGTCGATACCGGCGAGTGGATGACGCTGCCGACCGACACACTGGACCCGATTTTGCTGCTGGCCGTGCATCGCAAGCATTGGTGCAGGAGCGAGTACCACGCCGAGCAATACGGCGCTATCCGCCAGCGGGTGGTGTCGCCGGTGTTGCTGCCTGCGGACATCGCACCTATGGAGTGGAGGAGCGCTGCGTGATTACCCAGCCCAACCTCCGCCGCCATTTCACCGACCACGCACCCTTGCCGAAGCCGGTGAATCCCTATGCCTTCTGTCTGCATGACGACCCGTACTGCATCGAGTGCGCTAACGAGGGAACGATTCTGCACGGCAATCACGATATCGAAAGTCGCGCCTGGGGCCTGCGGACACCTGCCGGTAACGACGTGACTGGCGCCGCGTTCTTCACGCTCGCGTTCTTCGCCATTGCGCTCGGCATTCACGCAAAGCACGAAAGCAACCCCAACCATTTCACCACCGACCGCATAGCCGCGAGTTCGGCTTCGAGGGATTGAGCGAGCATGAACGCCTACGCGCCCTACCCCAATGACAGCGCCCACAAGCTGCTGTGCGAGAACCGGGAGCGGTATATCGAACAGTCAGCCCGCACCTTTGCTGGCCGCGTTGCTGAACTCCCGCCCACTCACCTACACCCAAATCCCGGTGCCGCGCGTGGCCGGGAGGAGCCCCCGGCCCGCCCGACGAAAAATTCCCCTACCTGTCTCCCGCAGGCGTCGGGCGGGCCTTCTTACAACTGCAAACGCTAAGCACTCGAAGGAATCCAAGCACATGAGCACCGCAACTGTAATCCTCGGCAAGTCAGGCGCCGGCAAGTCCGCCAGTCTGCGCAACATGAGCCCGGCTGACACCCTGTTGATTCAGGTCGTGCGCAAGCCGCTTCCGTTCAAATCGAAGGACTGGCGCTATTTCGACCGCGAGAAGTGCCCAACGGGCAACATATTCGTGACTGACCAGGCTGCCGACATCGTCAAGCTGGCGACCAAGACCGGCCGCAAGGTCATCGTGGTGGACGACTTCCAGTACGTGCTGGCCAACGAACTGATGCGCCGAAGCGATGAGCGCGGGTTCGACAAGTTCACCGACATCGCCAAGCACGGCTGGGAGGTGTTTACCTCGCTCACCAGCCTGCCCGACGACGTGCGCGTGTACCTGCTGAGTCACAGCCAGGAGGACGAATCCGGCACGGTCAAGATGAAGACCATCGGCAAGATGCTGGACGAGAAAATCGTACTGGAAGGCCTGGTCAGCATCGTCCTGCGCGCCATCGTCACCGATGGCCGTCACGAGTTCAGCACCCGCAACAGCGGCCAAGACACGGTCAAGACCCCCATGGGGCTGTTCGAGGACGAACGCATTCCTAATGACCTTTCTGTCGTGGACGCCGCTATCTGCGAGTTCTACGGCATCACTCCCGCAACCGAAACCCAGAAGGCAGCCTAAGCCATGAGTCGCAATTTCAGTCTCGACACCGCCGCCGCCAAGGAAGCCAACTCCGGCGGCAAGCGCATCACCGAGCCGGGTCCGTATACCGGCAAGTTTCGCGCCGCTTTCTACGAGAAAAATCGCAACGGGACCGAGTCGGTCAACCTCATCTTCGTTTCTGATGGTGGCCAGGAGGTGGGTCCGTTGGCGCTCTACACCCACAACAAGGATGGCGAGCCACTGCCTTCTTACAAGACGCTGAACGCCATCCTGGCGTGCGTGCGTCTGCGTGGCATCGAAGGTGTTCCGGGCAAAGTCTCGCTGTACGACTTTGATTCCCGTGGCGAAGTCACCAAGGAAAAGACCTGCTATCCCGCCTTGATTGGCTCGCGCATTGGCCTGGTCCTGCAGGGCGAGGAATACGAGAACAACCAGGGCGAAATCAAGACCCGGATGGTTGTCGCTGCGCCGTTCGAGGCGGACTCCCGAAAGATGGCCGAGGAGGTCCTGTCCAAGGCTGAGCAAGCCACTGCGCTGGAGCGCTACCTGACGTGGTTTGCGGACCACAAAGTGAAGCCGCTCAAGACGGCTCGCTCTGCGCCCGCTCAGACATCACAGCCGGCCAGTGTGGTGGATGACTTCGACGACGCAATACCGTTTTGACCATGCCAGACCCCATCATCCATCGCGATTTCGCCCAGCACGACCCGGAGTGGTACGCCATCAAGGCAGGGAAGTGGAGCGCATCCAATGCCGCCACCATCATGAGCGGCTTGGATACCAGCGGGCTGGCGTCACTGATTCAAGACATTGCTTGGGAGCGCGTGTTCGGGGCTGTTGACAGCGGATTCCGGTCTGATGCCATGGAGCGCGGCATCGCCTTGGAAAACGAGGCGCGCCGCTGGTATTGCCAGACGCAGGGTACCGTCATCGAGGAAGTGGGCTTCGTCTCGCACGCCACGGTGCCGATGGTGGGCTGGTCGCCCGACGGATTGCGTGGGTCCAAGCGCGCTATCGAAATCAAGTGCCCACTGCACAAGGCGTGGATGGCATGCAAGAAGGCCA